GCTAACTTGAATGGTGATAATGCTTCTTCGCCTGCTGTAGCGTCATCGAACGTGTCCGAATAACGTACTCTTAATGTGTGGATCTGACCCACTGGTCCTGTCATTGGCTGTACACCGACGATTTCATTCGCGATGACAGTTGGCATAACCCTTCTTATTACCGGTAGGATAACTCTGTTTAGCGTAGCAACGTTACCTGCTGAAGTAGCCCCTGCTGTTGCTGTCTCTGCCAAATACCTTTTAGTATTTTCCAAAGTAGCATTCATCACAGACTTCTTGTTGCCTTGTAGGCCTTCAAGTAATGCGCTCTTAGTTTCCTGCCAGCGACTTTCTAATAGTTCTGACATTTATTTTCTCCTTATTTTAATCCTGCAAGTCTTCTAATATCTACGACATTATCTGTTGCAGAATTACTTGCGCCACTAACGTTAGTTTCTTCTTTATTGCCTGTTACTTCAGTTGCCTCGGTGAGCGTTGCCTTCTTCTTTTCTGGAGTATTACCATCAATTACGGAAGGTAGATACTTGTCAAACTGCTTTTGAATATTTTCAGTTTGTACAGACTCCAGTAAGTCCATCATAATTTCTTTCTGGTCTTTGCTCAATGGAGCAGTTAGTTCAGAAATTATATTTTTTCTTTTTGCAGAATCATGTGCTGATTTAATTTCAGCGTCTTTTGACTCAACTAATTTCGCTTTTTCTTCAGCGACTTTTTTTGCTTCTGCAAGTTGTTTGTCTTTCAACTCAACTACTTTTAACAATTTAGATGTTTCAGACTTCTCATTTAAGTAAGAATGCTGATACTCATCTGCAAATGTTTCAAATAGTTTACGTCCAAAGTCATTTTTACGTGCCGCATCAATATCTTCTTTAAGAGATGTAATCTCTTTAGAAAGTGTTTTTGCAACAGTATTTTCTACAACTTTAGCACCCTTCTTGATGAAGGATTCTTTAACAGTTTCAAAATGTTTTTTCGCTTCACGGATTAGTCGAACTTTTGTTTCTGCAAGGTCTTTTTTGTCCTCATGGAACTCTGCGATTTCTTTAGCCAAAGCCTCTACAACAAATTCCTCAAGTTTGCCAAATTTACTTGACATTTCTTTTTGGTCTTCGTGTAACTCGGAAACTTCTTTGCCTAATTGTGCAACAACAAAGTTCTTAAGTAGATCTGCGTTTTCACGCATTGCTACATGGTACTTTGCTCTTGCTTCGGCAAGTTTGGAACGGTCGTCTGCAAATTCCTTAATCTCTTCACTTAATTTGTCCTCAAGCATTTTTTCCACGGCTTCAACCATTACTGATTTGTCGTGCTCATACTTTTGTGCAAACTCTTCGCGAAGTTCTGCTGTTACTTGCATACGGTTTTCATTAACCTTACTATTCCACGCTTCCTCGATGTCGGCTTTGATTTCTTCTGAAATTGCGTTATTCTCAAAGAGTGATTTCAGTGCTTCCAACATCTTGTTCTCCTTATTTCAACCCTTGTATAATGTTTACAAGTGATTCTTTCAAATATTTTTGTGCCTTTGTGTCGCCTCGAACTTCGCGAGCCACGTTAAATGCCTGCATTCCGCCTCGGGTGTTTAACAAATGCTCGTAAATTGGTGTTGGATAGGCACCTGGAGCAGATGGTTGTGCAACAATGTCCACTGTGATAATCTCGAAATCACTCACATTGTTATCTTCATTTACATTTCCACTACCACGTGATGAGACACCAAGTTTAACTCCGCTTTCCAGCATTGTTTTAACAAGTTGTCCCATCGGTGTTGGTAATATCTTCATTTTTCCATAACCGTTAGGTCCATCCATCCACATTTCTTTCATCATGTGTGACACACGGTCAAGGTTTATGTTGAGTCCTTCTGGATGATCCACTTCTCCAAGAACTGAATAACCGCCAGTTATTTGATCGTTAAGAGTGTTGACAGCCCTACTGATTTCACTTACAGGATACACACGCTGGTTCGCATTGCGTACACCCCCTTGGATACAAATACCTTTTAAATGAAGGTCTTTGCCGTCTTCAGTAGATTCCAGAACGATCCCCGCCTGGTCGAATGTCAAGTTCTCTCGTAAGTTAATCACTTAATAATCCTCAACAATTAAGAGCCGATAACTGAATCAGTATCTGCTCCGCTTTCACCTTTTTCAGGTGCTTTAGCGTTTGACATTGACTTAGATGCTTTACCGCCAGGTACGTTCACGTTACCGTGATCTTCTACTTTAGGAGCAGATGCTTTACCACCTTTTTCCTCTGCAGAACCTTTTGCGATATTAGCAGTTGTGCCGCCCATATCATTTTTGCCAGCAACTGGAGATTTTGCTTTGTTATCTTCGCCTTTTGGAGAAGCAACTTTTTCAACATACTCTCTCATTTGCTCTGCTTGTGACTTAGTACCTTCAAATGCTGGTACTTCATCTACGCTAAGTTCGGAAGTTGGCTCAAATGCCTCGTCTTCCTTCTCTTCATCACCCATGTCATCCATTGGTGCTTCTGAGTCTTC